TATTTGCGCCGGTTGTCCTGAAAGAAAGGAGTGCTTGGACTACGCGCTCAAAGAACAAATCCCTCACGGAATATGGGCAGGCACCACGCCTGCACAGCGAGGCTTTGGGCAAGGATTTAAGAATCGCAAAACAGGGCGAGTCAATCGCGCTGATGCAATCCGATCCTTGCATTCTTTTGGGCGAACACCCAAAGAAATCGCAGACACTATGAGAATCGAATTGGCTTATGTCACTCAGGTTCTCAAGAGAGCTGCGAAATTAGAAGGAGAATCCCAATTACTCAACGCAGAAAAACCTTCAGGGGAATCATTATCATCATCGGAGTCAGCGCAATGACTTCAATGTTGGTGAATGCGGCATTTGCACCACAACCTGCAATTCCTGCATCTATTGTCTATAAAGAAAGACCTATCTTGCAGCAAGTCGATGCAAAGAAATTGGCAAAGAAATTGCTGACAAAAAAAGAGTATTCCTGCCTGGCGAAATTGCTTGGTAAGGAGAGCGCCTGGAATCCTTTGGCAAAGAATCCAAAGTCCAGCGCAAAAGGTATTGGGCAACTGCTCGATGCCACCTATCACAACCTCGGAATGAAACACACCGAGGCATCGGTGCCACAACTTGTGGCAACACTCGCCTACATCCATCGGCGACACCTGACTCCCTGCAAGGCTTGGAGTCATTTTAAGGAAAAGAACTACTACTGAAAAAAGGCGGGGTCGTGTCAACTGAAATAGAAAAGGGCGTGGTGGACTTTGACGAGAATATCGCAATGTGGCTTGAACAATATCGCCACGCCCTTGCCAAAATAAAAGAATGGGAAGAGGTCGGCGATGTCGCCCGATCCCATATTGAAGCTGCTCTTGGCGACAATGAAGTCGGTCTTTACAAAGGCCAACAAGTCGTCAAGTTCTCAACTGTCACATCGACAAGATTTGATGTGAAACGAGCAAAGGAAATCTTGCCACCACAGGTGCTTGATGTCCTAAATGTTCAAAGCACTCATCGCAGATTCACTCTTGTTAGCCAGGATGAGCAATGAGCATCCCTTACATAAATCCAATGGAGCCAATTGTTCCAATAATTCCTGACTACGACGATGAAGAAGAGGAAGATTGATGACCTTAGTGTCACCTGTTTCACCTGCTAAAGCTCTTGGTCAAGGACTCTCTGAGATAATCACTCAGGCAGGCATTTGGACTCCAAGAGCCAAGCAAGTCGTTATCGGGCCATCGGAAGTTGGTCACGATTGCACAAGGCGACTTGCTTACAAACTCCTTGATTGGGAGAAGACCAACGAAGGCGGTTCAAGTAATTGGAGCGCACAAGTTGGCAGCGCAATTCACAAATATCTTGCAGATGTCTTTGCAAGAATTGAAGGCTATGAAGTCGAGAAGCGAGTCAATATCCGTGGCAACCTGACCGGCACCGTTGACCTTTATGACAGTGTGCGTGGCATCGTTATTGATTGGAAGACCACAAGTCCTAATCAGATGGATCGCAAACGCAAAGAGGGTAAGAACCCTCAATACTTTACTCAAATTCAACTCTATGGCTATGGAATGGCCCAAACAGGAGCCCCTGTTAATCAGGTGGCACTTGTTTATCTGCCCACAAGTGGCGGCATAGATGAGATGCACATAGAACTTTATGACTATGACGAATCGGTAGCTCTGAAAGGTTTGGAGCGGATGGATAACATCCACGCTCTACTTGCTCAGGTCGATGTGGAAACAAATCCTGCAATGTGGGAGATGATTCCATCAGCACCAAATCGCCTTTGCAACTATTGTCCTTACTTTTTGCCTTACTCAAAAGACCTCTCGAAAGGATGCTACGGTGAAACCGCGACTCGTAATTAGTCCGATGAAGCATTGGGAAGCAAGAATCCTCAATTCTGTCGCTTGGCTGATAGGAATGCGCGGTGGCTCTGTTGGCTATTGCTGGATTGAAACAACTGAAGAAGCTGATGAAAACGACATTGAAGTGACAATCAATGACATAGTAAAAAACAATGAAGAAGATGAAGCAAACAAAATAGAAAAGGAGTCGGGGGAATGACCTTCGCATCACCAGGAAATCAAAGCGAGTCAGTGAAAGTGGCAGACCTTGCCAATCACTTGCTCATCATTACACCTATTGAATATAAGACAGGGATTCAAACTGTCCACGGCATCGCCGAGGCAGTCGAAGTCAATGTCTATGATCTTGACACAAGCACCGAATACAACTCACTTCTTTGGTTCAATGTTGCACTTCGCAATGCGCTAAAGACAAAACTGAATCAGAAGGTTCTTGCCCGCATCGGCCAAGGCCCTGCCAAGCCTGGCAAGAGCGCGCCGTGGATTCTGCTAGATGCCACTAGCGATGCGGCAGCAATTGCAAAGGCAAATGCTTATCTTGCGGCACCGCCTGCGCCTGTGGCGATGCCTGCGCCTGTGGCCTCTGTTGCAAATTCAACTGCGGGCTTAACACCTGAAGTTGCAGCTCTGCTCGCACAACTTGGAGCAAAGCCACTATAAATGTGAAAGCAAGGCGGTTTTCCTTCCGTCACCGTCTTGCATCATAAGGTTGCCTGTGTCCTACCTTTCCACGGGCAACCAAGCAGTGCTTGGGAGCGATGAGATACGGGGTCATTCATCGGCAGGTTCGATTCCTGCCACTGCACTCGACAATTTAAGTTAGGGGGTTTTGTGCAACTAGGCAAGTTTGACTGCGCCACAGGTCTTTTGAATGTTCTATATCAAAAAGATGACCTGGTGGTTCGCAATGCCCGTGAGATTGACATTGCCTTCATTGATAAGCTACAAAAAGAAAATTCGGCAGCCGTGGGCTTCATTCAGCGCACTATTTGGGATAAATATGTCTTTGGCGGAGAACGAAACTTTGTTGTCTTCATCTGTGAGAAGAACACTGACCCTGTCGGCTACATTTTGATAACGCCAGGCAAAGGCCCAAATTCTTATGTCAAAATCCAACAAATTGCCGTTCGTGATGATGCAAGGCGTTTAGATTATGGGAGCGCCTTGATTGCAGTAGTCAGGGATTTTTGTGAAACTTTCCAAAGAAGCGGGGCAACTTTGCGATGTCGCATTGACCTGGAATCAAATAAGTTTTGGAAGGCTCTTGGCTTCGTCAATTATGGCGTTTGGGAAAAGGGCAAGATGAATCATGTGGGCTTCAGGGCATCAGACAACATAAATCTTTGGCGCATTGAGTTGAATCGAAATTTGCTGACCTTATTTGAGTTAGTGGAAGCCGAATGAGCCGCCACTCGCCTGAAGGTGCCATCGCTTTTATCTTGTGGCGATTATATGAAATGGCCCTGCCCGATACTCCATTTCAGATGGGTCTTGCAATTGTCGAACAATTAAAGCTCGAAGGTTATTTAGAGGTGAACAATGACCCGTCAACAGTTGAAGGAAGAGAAGCCTTGTCGCCACATCTTCGAAACCATTGGAGTTCCAATATGTCCTGACTGCGGGCGTGACACTCACGAAACAGATTTCGAGTTTCAAATAGAACTTCATAAGCAATGGATAAGAGATGGCAAGGCAGATTGGAACATCTGCCCACTAGGGGGAACGATTAGGGGATGGTGGTCGATTTAATGATTTGCGGTGATGGTGTAAGAGCAACACAGGAAACATTCCTGTTTTCAGATGGCGGTGCGAATCCGACCTCACCGCTCCAAACTTGCTCCGAGATAACTTACTCGGCGGCTTACGAGCTTGTTTCAAGGCATCATTACCTTGGAACAACTCGTTTTATCGGTCAGTATTGTTTTGGACTAATAGAAGGTTGGGAAGTCATTGGAGCAGTTGTTTATTCTCCCTTATCAGTTCCAAACTCGGCCTTGAGCGCCTTTGGATTACCAAGAGGCAGTTATCCCGACCTTCTTGAGATGTCAAGAATGGTGCTTAGACCTGACCTCAATGGCACAAACGCAGGATCAAAGTTGATTGGTTATAGTCTGCGAGCTTTGAAGAAGAAAAACATTCGAGCAGTCATAACTTATGCAGATTCAAGTCGCCATTATGGGGCGATTTATCAAGCCTGCAATTTTACTTATCACGGACTTACTCCACAAAAGAATGACTTTTTCTTTTCCGATGGTCGCAAACTAACAAGAGGTAAGTCAAAAGGCTTTGAAGGTAAATGGGTTCCAAGGTCAAGAAAGCATCGTTATCTTTACATTTTTGACAAGAATCTAAAGAGTATTTGGCCTCAAGAGAATTATCCAAAAGAGAAATAGGGGAGAACTATGACGGGGGAAATCTTACGAACGGGCCTTGAGTTTGCTGCCAATGGCATCTGCGCGGTGCCGGTGGCAACTGATGGTTCTAAAAGACCTGCACTCGCCAATTGGAAGCTCTATCAAGAACGCTTGCCAACGCCTGATGAATTGTTGACTTGGTTTGCAAATGCCGAAGGTGTCGGTGTCATCTGTGGAAAAGTATCAGGCAATTTAGAGATGTTAGAACTAGAAGGCAGAGCAGTTGCCGACAAGATGCACCTTGACTTAAAAGAGATGGCAAATAATGCAGGTCTTGGCGATGTTTGGGATCGGATAAATAACGGCTATGTGGAGATGACTCCATCAGGCGGAATCCATTGGCTTTATCGCATTGACGGCGAGGTTCCTGGCAACACCAAACTTGCAAGAAGACCTGGCGAAAATGGCGGCATTGATGTATTGGCCGAAACAAGAGGCGAGGGCGGCTTTGTCATTGTCGCGCCATCGGCAGGGCCTTGCCATCCTTCGGGCGGAGCTTGGAAGATGCTTGTTGGCGGTGCCAATAGCATCCCGACACTGACGGTCGCCGAGCGCGACCAACTCCACAAATTATTTGAAACCTTTGACTCAGTTCCCAAGGTTGAGTTTGTCACCGAAGAACTTGCGCCAAAAGGTGTCAATTTAACCCCTGGCGATGATTACAACGCCAAAGTCACTTGGGATCAGATACTTGAGCCTTTAGGTTGGAAGAAGGTCTATACCAACAAGGCAGGTGTGACCTCTTGGAGAAGACCAGGCAAGTCTGAAGGCATAAGCGCCACCACTAATCACGCAGGCAATGACAAGTTCTATGTCTTTTCAAGTTCAACACAGTTTGAAGCTGAGAGAAGTTATAGCAAGTTCGCAGTCTTCACAATAGTTGAACATCAAGGCAACTTCACCGCCTCTGCCAAGGCTCTGCGTGAGCAAGGCTATGGCGAGGCA